GGGTCGGTGCAGTAGGCGCACTGGTGGTTCCACTCGGCGAAGATTCGCCGCCTGAATCGGGCCTTGGTGATTTTCTTGGGCTGGAGCTCGGTCTGGTCGATCTGGTGATCGAAGGGCATCAGCGCTCAGCGATGACTGCCCATCCCGTATTCGCGCCTTCCACCATCCACCGCGGGCCGAAGTTTCGCCGGCTGTATCTGGCGAACCGGGCCACGCCGCCCAGGGTGGTGCCGTTTACTAGATCGGCTTCACCGAAGGGATCGTGAACGATCAGATGGTCTCGGTCGTAGCCCACCACAATCAGCCAGTGACCGCCGCCGGATGGTGCCGACACCGGGCCACGATGCAGGAACCCGCAGGGCACGGGCACTCCGCGGTTGATCTGCTGCTCCAGATCGGCGAACCCGGCCACCTTGGTGAACTTCGCCCGGATCCCGAAGCTCGACAGCGCCCGAATCTGCGCGGTCGGGTCGGTGGTGTCGCCGTACTGCTGGACCCGCTTGAGGTACTGATCGTCGCCATTGGCGCCCTTGAGGGTGCCGGGTTTAAGGTACTGCAGCAGCATGGCGCAGCTGGAGCTGAAACACATCCGGGCGGCTTGGGCGCGGTCGGCTGAATCCATCTGCGCATACCAAGGCACCTGCAGCGGGTTGCCGTAGCCGGTGGCCTGCTGCTGGAGCTGCACCGCCGGCCGCCCCGCCTGCGAGATCGCCGCCACTGCTCGGGCGAAGTAGGCCTCCCGATCCGCCAAGCCGTTGGCGGGGTCGCGACCGTTGACCTTTGCCGAAACCTGCCGGCAGCTGGCGCCCTGATCCACGAACGCATTGATCGCGTTCAGGTGCCACCAGAATCCGGCTGAGGTGAACGGATACCGGATCGACACGTAGGACGCCCCGTCCATCACGTCTGGGTCTTTGATGTAGTCGGCGAAGCGCTGGTAGTTGTAGCGGCCCGTGAGCTGAATCGCCCCGGCGCCCTTGAACCGGCGACCGTCACCGGTGCGGGTGTTCCCCAGGTCCTGCCGGCCTTCGTAGGCGTCGCCGCTGGCGAGCTCCAGCATCCACCGCAGGCCGCCGGATTCGTGACCGACCTGGGCCAGGAAGTGCCGGATCCTCGCCGGGGTGTTGATCGCGAATCTCCGCAGGCAGGAGTTGAGATCCGCCAGCTGCGACGCGCTGGGCGATCTGGTGAACACCGCCGCGGCCTGGGCCATCGTCACCAGCTCGGCATCCGGTGCCGGCGCTGCAGGGCTGCCCTGTGCTCGCCACAGCTCGGTAAATCCCTGCCGCTGGGAATCCGTCAGAGACTCGTCTAACGCGGTCAGAGCGGCCAGCTGGTGGGGTGTGATCGACCCGACGCGGGCGAGATGCTCAGCGGCGGAACGTACTGTGGCGAAGGTCATGACATCAGAGATGAGATAAAAACACGGTCGGGCTCTAAAGAATCGATGTTGCGCAGCATGGTTCCCTTGAACCCATCCATCAGCCAGATCGGCCGTCCATCACGTGCCGCAACCTGCAGACCAGGGACGTTGGACCTGAGCGCCCAAGAGTGGTCGGTGTCGAGCACCTGAGGCCCAAGGAACCCTGCAACGCGAGCGGGGCCACCAGGGGCCAGCCAGTCGGCGCCCGTGGTGCGCATCCATTGCTGCCCGCCCTCAGGCCGGACGCCACGTGCATACGAAACGCCCACGGGTTTCTCTGTGAACCGTTTCACCAGCCCAACAACCCACCGCTGAAACCAGGTTGTGGAGGGTTTCGTTAATTCGTTGCCCACCTCATAGATCACGTTGTCGTAGGGCTCCAGCGTGCGGACCATGCGCTTGACGTGGGCTTTCTGGTATTTGTTCCAAGCCCCCTGCGTATGGACGCTGTGGTGATCTGCAGGGCCCTTGCCACGGAATGGATGAAACTCCCAAGCACGGGGGAACAGATCCGGTAGTGAACCCTCGAAGAGCGCAACACCAGTCAGCATGTCCCTTTCATCGGCAGCCGCTACGGCCCGCTCCATCCGCCGGTAGAAACGGGGATTGAGCGACAGGTCATCCCGCCATGGCCCACCCTTTACACGGATCAGGCCAGGGTTTACGCCCGAGAATGGCGGCGAGCTGTTGACGAACGCCTTGGTTTCGATTGTCCACAGCCGGGTAAAGTTCCCCGTAAGCCGGTCGATCGGCGTGCGGTTTCCTGCAATCGGCTGCACCATGTCCCAGGTGTGGTTACCAGCCAACACCCTGGGCCTGCCATTAACCAGGAACCTGCTGCCCTGAACGGTGATCGTCATTCGGGATCCCGTGGCAGGAACCGGCCCCGGGCGTCGCGCTGTCGATCAGGCGGGCGCAGCTCAGGGTTAAACGTGTTGTATCCGCGCTCGTAGCCGCCCTTCGCTGCAGCGCCGAGGCCCATGATTGCTAGGGCTCCATTCCATCGCTCAGCAGACCATCCGCCAGTCCCGGCATACAGCAGGCCGATCAGCACCGGGATGATCAACGATGCGTCAATCTGCCCCCTGAATACGCGGTTCATCGGTTCAGCTCCAGACGAATGGTGCGCCGGTCCAGCTCGGTTACCTGTTTTTCCAGCTCCTGAAACCTCAGCCCGAACTGGGTCTGATTGCTCAGGATCTGGGTAATTTGCGTTTCCAGCTGCTGCAGCCGGTTCGGCAGACTCACCACCAACCAACCCATGCCGCCGGCAGTGGCCAGGATCGCCGCGGCCATCAGGCTGGCGGCAGTAGCCTCCAGCACCTGGACCCGTGAAAACTTGCGGCGATCTGGCGTCGGGCCCACAGCTGGGAGGTTGCTGTCTCAGTCTGCAGATCTGCCCCTTAAATGACCTGCAACAGGCGCACCGTCACATCGAACAGCAAGCCGCTGCGGTGGGTCTCCGCAGGCTCAGCGGCATAGACCCAGGCAGTGCCAAGCGGCACGATGTTGTCGGGGTTGCTCTGACCCGCCCAGATCGCGCTTGGCAGCAGGAATGAACGGGCGCCACCGTTCTGGCCGCGGTAGTGATCGCGGATCTCCTGCGCCCGGTCCTGGCCGATCGTTTCGTAGACCAGCTCCAGGTTCACGCCGTAGCGCGTATCGCCATGCAGGAACCGCACCGACCCACCACCAAAACCGCTCTCGGTGGTGACGGGGAACAGGCCGAACCCGTACCTACGCCGTGCTGGCCTGATCGCCGGGAAGCTGGCCATCAGTTCTGAAGGGTGATGACGCTGGCGCCGACGCTGAAGGTGGTGTTGGAAGTGATCACGTTACCGCCGAAGTCGTTGTAAAACACCAGCAGATCATTGGCTGCGGTGCCGGTGGACTTGTAGACCACAGCACCCCTGGCGGTGATCGTTGAGCTGGTCCAGGATTCGGCGGCGAATGTGAGCGTGGTGCGGTCGTTAGCGTTGTCGCGGGCCACGGTGCAGGTCACGGTCTTGCCGCCTGCGGTGTAGCCGCCGGTCGCCGCCACCTCATTAGTCACGTCGGCCCGGTCGGCGTGCGTGTCCTTGTTCGGGGTGTAGCTGCTGGTCACCAGCAGCATCTTGAACGTGTTGGTGTCCAGGTCGATATTGCCCCGGGCCAGGTCTTCGTGGAAGGAGTTGTAGATCAGGCTGGCCATGGTGGTCTGGGGTTTGGGGTCAGGCTAGGGATGGGGTTAGATTGCCTCGCGGCGGAAGGCGCGGACTCGGCGAGCCAGGGTTTTAGAGATGCTATTGTTAAGGCCTGTGGTAAAAAGTACGCTTGAACCCGTGCTATTGGTGGACGCAGTTGAAGACGACCAGTGCTCACTAGCTTGAAATCTCTCTGAACCTGTAGACTGGAATGCCGCTACTGATGTTTGAGCGGGATCAGTTGTTGTCCGGTTACTTGTTCGCTTTGGAACCGAATAAGCAGTAATACCGCTTAAAGTGTTGTTTAAGTCGGTCGTGGGCTTTAGCCCGTGGTATGCAATATCCAATTCATACCGAGCCGGCAAATACCAGTCGGAATAGCCGCCAATGGTCAGTTCTGTGCAAAACTTAGCCGCAGGATGATCGTTTATACCAGCGGTCACCATTGCAGCGGTATTTGCAGCACCATCAAAGACACTAGACGTCCCCGTCGTTGAGCTAGTTGTCGTCTTGTATTGCAGCATCGTCGTCAACGTGTAACCCGTCCCCGTCGCCCCCGTCGCCGCAGGCGCCACAATCAACCTATGCGTCGCCACACCATCAGCCGTGTGCGAGATGTAGCCAGCGAAATATCCTCCGCCGTAAGCGTCACCAATGTTGGGCTCAACTACTCCGCCATCCGCCGCCCCCGCTACCAGGCTCAACGTGATTGCTTCATTGATACCTTCTGTTCCTAGGTCAATCACATCTCCGGTGAACACGCTTAGGGCAATCCCCCCAGTTGTAAACCCGCTAGCGTTGGCATCACCAATCACATTGCCAGCCGCCAAGGATAAGGCGATTGATTGATTCAGTCCATTCTGTGCATTAAGCGCGGCCCCGGCAGACAAACTGAGCGCAACCGTCTCGGAGATCCCTACCACATATTCGCCGCCATCAGCAGCCCCAGCCGACAATCGCAGCGAGACGAACAGTTGAGCTCCAACCACACTGGCGGCCGATGGCGGCACCGTCTCCAGTGTCAGGCTGACGTTGTGGCCGCCGCAGGGTAGATCCTCAACACTCCCTGGCCCTGCGTACCGCCACAGATAGGTGCCCGGAACGTAATCGGTGATACTGCCGTAGCTGACCACCTCTGCGGGCAATGGAAACGATCTGAACTCTCCACGTCGGCCGTTGTAATGGTTCCAGATGTCGAGCATCTGAGCCTGGGTCAAGCCCAGAAAAGACAGCCGCAATTGAGCCGCAAGAAATACATTGCTGTGCCTGACGCGATTCTGTGCGCCGCTGTAACCACTGAACGCCGTGGCGGGATACTCGCCAGGGGTCAAGGTGCGGGAGCTGGGGACCAGGGCGGGGAATGTGGTCATTACGACAGCTTCGTCAAGGTTTCAATGAAGACAGGGTTATCAGGATCATCATCAAATGTAATTTCAATGTTACGCGATTCCGACCACTGGACGCTCTTGTAGAGCACAAATAAATTGGATCCGCCTAAGTTCATGACAATGGTTGAAGCAGGCTGAAAGACTCTTGTAACCCTGACGATTAGGCCGGGCACTCCGTAATTGGAAAACGTATCAACAAAGCAAGTACGACCCGGGCCGCCTGAGAAGTCGAGATTCTCAACTTCTATGGTTAAAACGCCCTGCAGATTTATGCTGTATTCTCCGCCGGCACTCGGAACAGGCGAGCAGGTAAACGGAGCGAAGCATTCGCAGAAAGTTGCATCCGCGTCGATTATACCCTTAATGGTTAAATCTCTTCCGCCTGCGTCGTAGGTTCCGTCTCTTGATGGCGGGCTAGGGTCAGAATCAACTAGCAAGCATGGATCAGTGGTGTAAGACTCGTCCTCAAACTCATACTCAAACGAAACAGATCTGTAATTCCAATCGAATCCTCCCGCTGCATTGAGACCTAGCTCGCCTGGCGGGTAAACCGGAATAGAGAATCCAGTCGTCGGGACTCTCACCACGGACTCAGGGATCAGGTTCCCTTCAAGATCCAGGTTGCCGATCAGCGCAACCGTTGGAGTGTTGGCGGGCACGCCAACAGGCGGCTGCCCATCAAAGAAGTTCTGAGCAGGATTCGGGCAGCCCAGCAACACATTGGGCCTGCGGTCGAGTTCGTCGTCGGGGTCAGTCTCAGGCTCCGGCTCGCCGCCGCCGCCTCCACCGCCGCCGCCTCCACCGCCGCCGCCTCCACCGCCGCCGCCTCCACCGCCGCCCGGATCAATCGGCGGGATCTCGCCCGGCGGATCCTCATCTGGAATCAGGAACTCGTCATCAGGTAGCGGCGTGGTGTCATCAAACCCGTTCACGTCGCAGCCCACGCCGGTGAAGTTGCAGGCGAAGAATGTCATGCTGTCCTGAGCGTTCGCCACGTCCACGGCAATCAGGCTCTGGAGGTCATCGCCCACCGGGGCATGGCTGCACTCGTACTGCACATCGCCGGCCAGGGTCTTGGTGATCCGCTCCACTTCGTAGTAGTAGTCATGGAACCCGGCGGAGCCACCGAATGGATTACGCGCCAGTCGCACCCGCACCAGGCTGCCCTGATTGACCAGGGTGTTATGGGACTGCGGGCGCACCTTGAACCGGATCGTGTGGGTGCTACGCACACGCTTGGAGAGGATGTAGGCGCCCACCCTCACGGCGTGCTCTTCCCTGGTGCAGAACGCCGACAGGTCGTGCGACTCATAGGGGCCATTCGGCGCCGTGCCCGCGTACCTCACCTCAGTGGTGCGAATGATGCTCGGGCAGTCCTCGAACTCCTGCCGCCAGATCATCTGCGCCACGAACGGCTGGCGGGTGTTCCAGCTGGAATACCGGATATCAACCGAACCGGGGATTACCAGGTCGTCGGTGAACGTGTAGGCCAGGGTCTGGTTGAAGGTGTTAATCGCCCCGTTCTCAAGGGTCGGCAACAGCGGCCTCAGCCCCAGCTTGCCGTTGATGGTGGTCAGTCTGAGAAGGTGATACTTCCCCCACCGGCTCATCAGGTCGGCGAAGTTCACCGACTCGCGCAGCCAGCAGTTCGTGGTGAGGTTGTTCTCAAACAGGAACTGGCTGGCCGCGGCAATCGAGCTGGTGTCAATCAGCGACTCAGGGATCCTGGCGGAGCGCTGCATCAGCCAGTAGGCCAGATCAGCGAACGAGTCGCTACTGGCCGATGCCTGATCATCCTGCCAGCGCTTGACCTGCATCCCGTTGCGCACGAACACATGAACCTGGCGGTTCCACACGTCGAACCCATCCGGAATCGTGACCTGAAAGGCCATCGTCGAGATCCCCGGGTACAGGCCCACCGTGCCGCAGTAATACGACGCCTCCGGCATCGTGTAGCCCTCCCGGGCAACGATGAAGTTCCCCGGCTCCCAGGTCCCGGCCCGGCGGTTGTAGGTCTGCACAGCACTGCCCACCCGGCACTGCTGCTGGAATACGTCCCGCACCTGGAGCTGGCCAATCTGGCCCTCGCTCAACACCAGGTGGTAGAACGCGGTCACGGCGTTCTCTTCGTCGTTCTCAAACCGGCACTCGGTAGCGCCTGGGGAAACGAACACGCCGCCGTAGCCGTTGCGCTCACGACCGAACACGATCGGCACCGGCTCACCGATCACATGCGCCCGCTGTGGTTGGTCGAAGACGTTGGCGCCACTTGCGCCGGTCTGCGCTGCCGGCGTCGGCACTTCGCCGGCCTGGATCGCCAGCAGGGGCAGGGGATCAATGCCGCGGAGGAACGTCATAGCCGGCACCCCGCGCCCATGATCGCCGTGGTGAGCACCCGTGGCGGCACGGTGGCGCCGACCGGGGCCAGGGCGCTGCCGAGCTCAAGCACGAACGCAGTCACCGTTGCCGACGCGCCCACTACCTGCCCGTTGAACTGCGCGATCAGTTCCTGCGTGGCGATCGGCCCTGCCTGTGCCTGGAAGTCATCGAACTGGTAGATCTGCAGCTCCGCCACCCAGCCGGCCGCCAGCGCCCGCTCACAGCTCACCACGGCCCGGGGTGTGGCAGGGAGCTTGACGCTGATCGATTGCTCCGTACCGCCGTCGCCCTCGACAAACCCGTCAGCCATGAACTCCACATAGTCCCACTGCTGGCTGCTCCAGGTCACGGGCGTTGACCAGAACGACTGCCACCGCTCGCGCACGATCCCCGAGATGTCGGTGAGCTTGAGGAACTGCGCCTGTGCCCTGGCCATCGCTCAGCTCCACCCCAACGCGGTGCGTGCCTGCGGCGTGCGCAGGGTGCCCACCATCTGCTCTGCCACCTGCTGCAGGCCCCGCTCGAAGTCTTCCACGCTGACCCACCGGCTGCCGTCCTGCTGCTGCATCACCGGGCCCGTGGTGATGCTGATTTGAGGGGCTGAGGTTGTGGAAGCCGAGGGACTGGAACCAGATGGAACCACCCCGGCACCACGCTGCCCCGCCAGGAAGCGGGAGCTGGCGGCCTGCATCTT